CAAGTTTCATCTAATATATTTTTAATAACAACATACCTTTCAATACCACTACCTTGATTATCTCCTGAAATAAATTGAGATACTGTATAAACTTTATTATACTGCATCACATAAAATCTATCTTTACAATCTATTGCGTCTTGGATAACTTGACTATAACTAGGGTGACCACTATAAGCGTAATCTCCCCAATCAACACTAAAAGCATATGAAGTATCAATATGTGATGGTATATTATTTTCTCTAATATTTGGTACCAAAAAATACGCTCGTCTCGTAGTTTCACTTAGTGAGGGTGACTGAGCCCATTTAACTTTAAATCGATATTTACCCCTTGTTGGGATACCCTTTTCAGGGTCATTCGACAACACCTGTTCTCCAAATTCATTTGTAATATAATAATCTAAATTCATTGGTACATCAATTAACCAAGTACCATTTTCATCAATAACTTTTCCACCACCTTCTAAACTAAAGTTTTCCAAAATTGGTCTACCATTAATATCTTGTTGGATTGTTTGTCTAATAGCTAATATTTCACCCGGACCAACAGTTAAATTACATAAATGTCCTGAATTACTTGGTGGTCTACAACCTGAAGAAACCGCACTACTATTAGGTCCTGATATAATTGACCCCATAAAAATGGATGTTGGTCTAATTTCTACATTTGCCTCACCACTTAAATCAAAATCAGTTCTTGTTATACCTAAATTACAAATTTCAGGTTGTCCCCATAATGGTTCAACCTCAATAGTTCTATTAACTGTAACTAATTGTGGTAATTCTCTTAAATTATTTGACGATTTAAAATTTGGTCCTGAAACTTGAGCTTCAGTTGCAACACCCATTCTAATCAAATCTTGAGGTGATAATGAAAATTCACCAATATCAGACAAATCAACATCTAAAACCACGGTATGTACCCCAACAGGCACACCAAATATCATATAATCACCACTATCATTTGTAGTTGCGTTATACTTATAATACTTGTCATATACTTTAATTAATGTTGGGTTAGTTAAAACATCTGTTCTTGTAAAGAATGTACCGGTTGGTATATGAGCACTATATGATTTAACGTAAGGGAGTAAATTATATCTATAACCATCATCATTAACATCAGATAATGATTTATAAGGATATAATTCTGAAATTATTGGGTCTGATTGGTCAATACTGTCTATTGGTATGAAGACCGAAACTTTAGCGTTTGGAATACCAAACCCATTATTAACACTAACACGACCAACAATAACCCCATAATCAGCACATTGTCGAGTATAAATGTCACTCTGTAATATTTTTAAGGATAGAATCTCTAAATAATCAAACTCTTGGTCAATTAAAACCTTAATTGATTTGTCCACACCGGGCTGAGTTCGTATTCTATATGATTTTGACATACTTTTTCTTTTTTAATAAATAGTTTATACACTATTTTTAAAAGATAATTCATAATATTTCAAAATAAATTATGTTTAAAATTTATATTTCATAACATATTCAATAGGCGACTGATTATTAAGTGTTGTTTTAACAAGACCACAAACCATTATGTGTGTTTTATCATCAATAGATGTATGTGTAGTATTCTTAACATGGAAATTAATTATTTTTGTGGTTGTATTACTTTTATAAGTATAAACTTGTCCTCCGGAATTAGTAAAGAAATAAAAACTGTCACTCCAAGGGTCTGAAGTTAAATTTACAACATTCTCTACATTTGATTTAACTAAATAATTAACTGAGTTATTTTTTTTATTGGCAATATCTAAAAAAACCACTAAATTAATATTTATGTTATTTTTTGATAATTTATCTAATACCTGTGTAATATTAAAACCACCTAAACTATGTCCAACTAAAATCACACGACCGTTAGGTTTCATCATCTTATAATAGTAAATGGTTGTATAAACTTCTTGTGGTGTTAAATTATATGAGTAACTAGCAACATATGTTAAAACTTTTGTGTTCTTATTATCAGTTTTTGACTCAATAAAACCTAACCCTTCTTTATCTCGGGAATTAACAATGTCAACCTGTGTTTTGTTCTTATCTAAAACATCCGAAAACGGACTATTAGCCCCTTGTATAACAATTACTAAATTTTCAGTATTTTTATCATAGAACTTGGTTACATATTCAATAGTTTCATTTTTCTGACGTATAATCATTTGTTGTACATCAGTCATTAGTATTAAGGTAATTAATAAAAGTACAACATATTTAACAATACTGTTATTTTTTAAAATTCTATTTAATAAAAAAATAAGAATCAGGAAAACCCAAAATCTAAAATTTAAAACAGTTGCAACAACAATTGTTTGTGGCCAAGTACCATTAACACCTTTAATAAACTCAACTATATCATAAAAAAAATCCATATAAAAAATATACGGATTTTTTCTTTAAAATAAATTATTACGAAAAATTAACAGTTTTTAAATTTTTAACTCTAATGTTGATATCTTTGTTAGGGTATTTTATTTGATAAATTTGATTTGGTTCCGCAAATATAGTATCATCAACCAACCCAATTTGTTTTGTTGAACTATCACTATATCTCTGAGATGTTTGTGACGAAGAATATTGACCCCCAACTTGATTAAACACTTGTATATCCGATAATGAGATTACCCCATTTTCACTTTGTATCAATCTTCTTAATTCCGATATATTAACATTTTCTCCCATTTGTCGATTTATCGGGTCAAAATATTCTGAAATAATAGTAATTATTTGTGATATTACTGTACCTTGGTTTTGTGTATTATCTAAAACCACATCAACATTAAAACTTAAATCAATTACATTAGCACTTTGTATTGACACATAATCATTTATCATACGATAATTTGATAAGTAATTTGCCACATTATTTTTTAAAGTATTTGAAATAACTTCAGTTAACCCACCTGACTCATCATAAGATAACATTTGAACAATAATTTTGTTATTATTTTCAGTTATTGAAACTTTTGCCGGAGCACCGAATTGTGATGGCATTGTTCTTAAAATAGAATCATAATCATTAACAGTAACCGCTCTTTTTTGTGCCGAAAAATTATATGATACCAAATTTCTCACTTCTTCAGTTGTTGGAAAGTTAGCCCCACCGATTGCTGCCGTAACATTAGTACATCTTAATGAATTAACAACAGTCGTATTGATACTTTCTGACGGACCATTAACAAAGAATGATACCGTACCTATTTGAGTAATGGAATTAACCCCAATATTACTACCGGTACCACCACCAACTCTATATTGTACAAATAATGTTGTGTTAGGTTTTAAAGTACTACCTAACGCTAAATTGTTTGAATACTTATATAAGTTTAATTGATACCCATCTCTTGCAAATTCTCTTAGTTGTTCATCCGCGGACTGACTCCCACCTCCAAAAGTCATTTTCATAAAACCTTCAGGTGTGAATTCACTAATAAATTTAGTACTAGTTTGGATGTACTTACCAACTTTAATTCCCGGAGCGTCCGAAACTTTTGTTGGGTCTTCCACAAAAACTCTATCTTCCGCCAAAGCATCAACTTCATACCATCTATCATTTAACCCTAAAAACTCTTGAGCCGAAGGTATATTAGCATATTGAGTACTGTCTTTTAATAAAACACTAGTTATTCCTAAAACATTTTTTTCAGGTAAAAATAACTCATAAAAAGGTCTAACATCATTAGGTGTTATAACTTTTTTGAAAACTTTTGTTGTTCCATTAACAACTGTTTCTCTTTTAGTAATTGTATAATTTAAAAGTTTGTTATTTGAATCAAAATTTGGGATTTTTAACCTGTTTGGTAATCCCTCAGCATTTATTGGTGATGCAAAATCAATATCATAAACCGTTTCAAATACTTGACCGGCACCATTAACTTGTGACCCTCTTCTTAAAATACCACAATACCTTAAATCTTCTTTGTCCCCAAAAGCTGGAACTGTAATTGAGAAATCAACTAATGCCACCGATGGTCTCATTCCCGGAACTTTTAACCCGTATGTTTTTGCAATATTAAAAATTGATGACCTTTGTTGAGCATATTGTAAAACTGTTTCTTGAACACTTCTATCAATATTAAATTGTAAATTATCCGTGACAGCGGCATTTAAATCCAACAACACTGAAAACACAGAAGCGTCATTAAAATTTTGAACTGTATCAGGATAATAAGTTTTTGTGAAATTAATTAATTCTGTTCTAATTGATTGGAAATCCCTAGTTGTATAGGATATTTTTTTATTTGCCATAATTTTATATATTAATAATTACAAAGTCACTACTATTGAATACGTCATTATTTATCGTATAATCAATTTTAACTTTTGCGGTATGTTCTTTATCTGAGATATTAGGAACCCTGAATACTCTCTCGTCGTTATCGTTTATATAACTACCTTTATCTTCATCACCGTCAGATGCCGCAGTAATACTAATCTTCGTTATAGTAATACCGGGTAAATACTCGCCAGCTGACTCTCTAATTTCTGATTCAATTTCAGAAAATGTTGGTCCGTCTAAAGGTTCAAAAATAAATTCGTATAATCTTGTTCCAAAATCCGGTAAATAATACCGACTACCTTTTCTTGATAATAAAAGGTGTATTAAATTTGACCTAATTTCTTGTTCATTATAATCGGATAAATCCAAATATTTTCCATCAAAAGAATCTCTGAAAGGAAATGTTAACCCATATGTAATTCCATCTGCCATAACTATAAATATAATGTCTTGATTATTTTTTATAAATACCCCTAAAATAAAAAATCACGACCTAAGTCGTGATTTATATTCTTGTTAAGAACCACATCCGAAACACTCAAACTCGGAATCCGAAGGTTTTTGTGTTAAATCAACCGTTGGTTTCTCAGTTGGTTTTGATTGACCTACTTTTGAGATATCAACAGCTAAGTGTTTTGCTCCGGTTGATATCGCTTTTGTTCTAACATAATAACAAAGAGTTTTTAGTCCTTTACCCCAAGAATGGAAGTGTGATGATGAAATCTTTGATAATGTTGGGTTAGACATATAGATATTCATTGATTGTGATTGGTCAATGAATGGAGCTCTATCTGCCGCCATATCAATAAGTTCTCTTTGAGATATTTCCCAAATCGTTTTGTATTTTGGGATTAAATGTTCTATTCTCTTAACTTTTTTATTGTAATTTTTATCTTCAATGTCAAGATAATTATTAAAATTAATATTTTGAACAGAACCTTCATTCATAATGATTTCATTTTTTAAATCCTCACCCCAAATACCAATTTTTTCAAAATCGTTAATTAAGTATTTATTAACAATTAAAATTTCTCCCCCAACTACACGACGATTAAATAATGCCGAGTGAGCCGGTTCTGTCATTTCAAATGAACCAGTAATCTTAGCAGAAGATGCTACTGGCATCTGAGCGGTGAATAACGAGTTACAAACCCCGTGGTTGGATACTTCTAATTTTAGATTATCCCAATCCCACATTCTACCTAATCCTTCGTAATCTAACCCCCACATATCAAATTGGAATATACCTTTTGACATTGGTGACCCTTCAAAGAAATCATATGGTTTATATTCACCTGTTTTACATAACTCCATACTCTCGGTGATTGCCGCGAAGTAAATTGTTTCAAAGATTTCTTTGTTTAACTTTCTCGCCTCTTCTGATGTGAAGATGTAGTCCATTAAGTAAAATACATCGGCAAGACCTTGTGTTCCAATAGCAATTGCTCGTTGTTCCAACCCACCTTTTCTACCTTGTTCGGTTGAATAACTATTGATATCAACAACTTTGTTAAGTGCTCTAACAACATTTCTAACTTCACTATAAAGTAATTTAAAATCAAACTCACCTTTTATAATAAAGTTTTTTAATACCATAGATGATAACGTACAGATTGCCGTTGTGTTCTCATCAGTATATTGGTAAATCTCATTACATAGGTTAGATTGTTTAATTACCCCAATGTTTTGATGATTAGTTTTTCTGTTAGCACTATCTTTAGAACATAAGTAAGGAACTCCGGTCTCAACCTGAGATTCAATAATTTTATTCCAAATTGTTTGTGCTTTTACTTTTTTACCAAGTCCAAGTTCAACCGCTTTGTTGTAATTTTCTTCATACTCATCACCGTAAGCATCCTGTAATGGTTTGATACCCGCTTTGATAATATCGTTAGGACAGAATAAATACCAATCATCGTTATTCTTAACCGCGTTCATAAAGTTATCCGGTAACCAAATTGAGGTAAATAAATCTTTTGCTCTCAATTCTTCTGCACCTGTATTCTTTTTGATTTCAAGTAAGTCCATAATGTCTTTATGCCAAGGTTCAATGTAGATGGCGGCACTACCGGGTCTTCTCCCTTGTTGGTTGAAGAATCGTAACCCTTCATTAACAATCTTCAAATATTTCAATAAACCACCGGCAAATCCACCTGATGAGTTAATACGACTCTCTTTACTACGAATGTTAGACATACATAATCCAATACCAGCTGCGTCTGATGAATACGTTGAAATATCATTAAAAGTATCTAATAAACCTTGTCTTGAATCCCCATTATTGTATTTTAATACACAAGACGCTAGTTGAGGCGTTTTAGTTCCCGCATTAATCATAATTGGTGTTGCCGGAGATATAAGTTGGTTTGATAACGAATTGTAGTATTCAACCGCCTCTTCAAATGATTTAGTTACCCATAGAGCGACTCTCATATACATATGTTGAGGTCTCTCAATAATTTTACCTTCAGGATTTTTTAACAAATACATTTCTGATAATGATTTCCACGCAAAATAATCAAAATTGTAATCATTCTCGTGATTTATTACGGCATCAATATTTTCAGGTCCGTATTTTTCAATAGTTTCCATTAACTTATCGTTAATAATATCATCAACGTGTAATGTGTGCATTGTATTACAGAAACTTTCATCAGTCTCTTTGTGATACGCAGATATCGCCACAGATGACGCCAATCTTGAGTAGTCGTGATGACTTCCGGTATAAGCAGCTGCAATCTCGTAAACCAATTTATCTAACTCTTTTGTGGTAATCACACCTTCAGTCGGAACAGAAGTAATCACCTTAATGAATACCTCATCAGCATTAACGTTTAACCCTTTAGCCGCTCTTTTTACTCGACTGTATATTTTTTGGGGGTTAAACGATACCTCGTCACCCCCTCTTTTTTTTATTTTTAGTGACATCATATTAAAAGTCCTCTGTAAATGTTAATGATTCTCCTAATTTAGCCTTTTGATATTCCATAGTTCTTGACTCAAAGAAATTACCCTTTGTTTCAACCGCTATTTGTTCCATAAATTTAAATGGTTGTTCAACATTAAAATGTTTTTTACATCCAAATTTAATTAGTAATCCGTCAGTTACAAATTCAAGGTATTGTTTCATCAAGTTTGAATTCATACCAATTAACGATACCGGTAATGACTCAGTGATAAACTCTTTTTCAATCTCTAACGCTGACAATAAGATTTCTTTAATTCTTTTTTCTGTTGGTTTGTTCTCAACGTGATTGTTAATCAAATGGATTGCAAAATCACAGTGTAAATTCTCATCCTTGAAGATAAGACTATTCGCATTACATAATCCTTGCATAATTCCTCTTGATTTCATCCAAAAGATAGAACAGAATGAACCGGAGAAGAAGATACCTTCAACCGCAGCAAACGCCACTAATCTTTCTTGGAAGGAAGCATTCTCAATCCAATCAAGAGCCCATTTAGCTTTCTTTTGAACTGCCGGTAATCTATCAATTGCGTGGAAACACTCATCTTTCTCTTTTTCATCAGACACATAAGTATCAATCAATAATGAATACATTAAAGAGTGAATATTCTCCATCATAATTTGGAATCCGTAAAAGAATTTTGCTTCAGCATATTGAACCTCTTTTAAGAAATTCTCAGCCAAATTTTCATTTACAATACCATCAGACGCTGCAAAGAACGCCAATACATTTTTAAGGAAAAATCTTTCATTATCTGATAGGTTTTCCCAATCTCTAATATCGTTAGATAAATCCACTTCTTCTGCCGTCCAAAACGCTGCTTGGTGTTGTTTGTAAAATTCCCATATATCATTATGTTCAATTGGGAAGATAACGAATCTGTCGTTATTTGGTTCTAATATTTTTTCTTTCATATTAATTATTTTGTTGTTGGTTTTTTTCTTTTCTCTTGTCTAACAAGTCTTTTATTCTTTGTCTATTTCTTTCTTCAGTTTGTTCTTCTAAACCTAAGAATGTTACTGAACTCTCAGTGTCAATCTCCAACATACCATTATCAAATTTACAATTCTCAAATACAACCCCATCATCACCAATACGTGATTTAGTAATTGCAATGGTTGCTAGTTTCATTTCTTTTTGTTGTAGAGATTTAGCCACGGAAATAATTACGTGTCCAACCTGAGCTTTTTTAATAGAACCACCCATTTGGTCGGTAGTAACTACATCAGAAGATATTGAACTTCTATTACCCTGAGTCGCTGTCCACCCTACTAAATCAAGTTCGTGACACATCGCCTCAAATCCTCTCATTACAGACCCTTCAGATTTCCATTCATCCCCCAAGTTTTTATCCGGAACCACACAATCAATGTAGTCTAATAATACCATATCAATTTTGATTCCTTCTGAAATCATTTTTCTAATTTGGTTCTTAATTTGCATCATTGTTACTGTATCAGATGGAAGTTTTTTAAGTATAAACTGATTAGATACTTTTTCTTGAACAGTCTTAACGTTTTCCATAACCTCACTTTTTGTAACAGACAATACATCCGGATGTATTTTTGTCCATAATGTAATGTGTTTACGTTGAATAATCTTTGGGTTATCCTCAAAGAATATTTGTAAAACATTGTATCCCAAATTAAATGCGTGATTTGAGATTTTTGTAAGTAAAGTTGATTTACCTACACCTGTTGGTGCTAAAATAACACCGATTTCACCTTTAGCCAACCCCCCTTTTAAGAGTCTATCTATCCCCGGAATACCCATCGGTATCGGATGACGATAATCCTCGTTTAAAACATCATCTAAGTTACTAAAAACACTTTCCGTTCCCTTATCGTGTTCCCCAACTTGTAATGCCTTACTAACCATTTCCTCTAATGTATCATAACTCTCAAATTCACCGGTATCGATGATTTTTTGAGCTTTAACCATTACTTTTTGTAACTCCTGTTGCTTGCAAAATTTCATAGATTTTTCTTGTACAAATTCTGCCCCTTCAAGAGTTGATTCCTTAACTTTTGTAAGGGTATCAATAATGATTTTTGCTGCCAGAGGTTGTTGTATCTCAGATTTTGTGATTTGTTCTAAGGTGTCAAAGGTTGGTGTATGCTCATATTTTGAGTAATATTCTTTAATCATTTGAATGATTAATTTGAAGTATTTATTCTCAAAATAATTTGGTTCCATCACATCAATAATTGACCTTGAGAAATCTTTATCGATAATGATTTGGTTTAATAATTGTATCTGAAAGGTACTACCTAGATACTCGAAATTTTTGTTTGACGCCATATATTTTTTCTTTTAGTGTAATAATAAATACTACACACTTAATGTAACATCTAGATATTTTTTTGTTAAATTTTTTGATGAAAAGATGTCAGTCAATTCCATCAATAGGTTTTTTAGGTGTGGGCGTACATCCACCGTATATCTTACCTTTGGGGGGTATATTTTAGCGTCCACCTGTCTATGACAAATTGTCACATCATTTTGTTTAATAAAAATATTAAAGTACTCAGGTCCGTCAATATAAGACGTTTCCAAGATAGCCGGATTGTTAATAATTTCGTACATATTGTCCGTCATATACGTTACGGTTTTTAATGATAATTGTGACTGAATATCTTGTTTAAATTCACGAAGTAATTCATAAAGTTCTAATGAGTTTTTTGCCTCACTATTAAACTCTCTCACGTTAAAAAATCTTTGTACAATGATGTTATCATTTACCATCATTAAGAATTCTAATTTTACCGAATCTTGGTCTCTCATAGTTTTAATTGTTTTTGTAATTTCTTTTTTCTTTTCTCGTTAGTTTCATAAAGGGTCTAACAAAATTAACCCACGCATCATCAACTTTCGGTAGATATTTGAAGAATCCATCATCCATCATCATCTTTATAAGATTTCGGTAACCCCTTCCATCAGGGTCCAAAGTTTCCTTATAATAT